ACTGAGCGACATTTATCAAAGCCCTCAGAGGTTCTCTTTCCATCTGTCATACCCTAGAAATTTAGTTCAAGCACAAAGTATAATAACTATCCATTTTAAGCTAGTTGTCCCAAAATGTCATGTTGCGTATAAAATAGAACTTTTGTGTTGATGAGTTTTGTGAGTAAAATGAGCTTTTATCCCTTTATGCCCCAGGTCGTCCCAAGCATTTTAACGCCAAAATAACGCCAAGTTTTGAGCTTCAATTTTAATATAGACCCATTGCCATCTTACCCCGAGAGTCCCCTGAGAGGCTTAGGAAAGGGCATGACACCTGTTTTGCGACTCTTTACTAGCCCCCAAGAATAACTTGCCTTAAAATAGCCGATAATGCATTACCGTTTTACCACCGTTTTTTAGACGGCTTTCCATTATTGCAACGCTTGCAACCATTGCAACGATTTTATAGAAATTTTGAGGGATGAATTTTGTAGCTAATTCGTAGCTAAATATCCCCTTGACAAACTGTTCCGACTGCGGTATAGTAAGAGCATGAATAGTCAAGAATCAGGACGGAAAGGTGGCATCACTACTAGGGATAGGCATATTACTTTGTGTCCCTGCTGTGGACAGCCAATAAAGAGCCAATTCTTTTCCGAGACTGGACAGAAAGGTGGAGAAGCCACATTAAAGAAATATGGGAGAGAGCACTTTGTGAACATGGGGAAAATGGGAGGCCGAGGGAATAAGAGACATGATAAAGATATGGAGCGTTAGAGAGGCAGCTAAAGAGCTTGGCATATCTGAGCGCCGAGTAAGGAAGCTATTAGCCGAGGGCCGGATAAAGGGTAAAAAGCTAGACGGCACCTGGGTAGTCCTGAAGCTTGCTTACACCAAGAAAAGGGGGTGATGCCTATGAGTATAAAATAATAGATGTCCCTGGAGCTTGACACTACAGGGACACCGCTAGGGGACTCTTGCATGAACCCTAAGCGTTTTTATTTTAATCAAAAGGAATTGAAAATACAACTAAAGAAAGGAGAATCAAATGGTAAGAGCAGTAGCTGAAAAAGGAGCAGAATTAGTGGAAGGAGTCCACAAAAGTCAGGTTGGCCCGGCAATCACTGTAAAACAGGCTAATGGCATAGTTAGAGAAGTCCCCTGGGATGAGGAAGCAGGAGCAACGCCGATCCTGATTGAAGCGATGATTCTGAGCCTCGATATAGAGAACCCTGAACTCAGAGAAGCCACGAAGAGGCATTGCCTTGACTTCCTTGAGGGATGGAGAGAGGTAGTCGGCGATGAAGAGGCTTATGATACCATGCCACTAAGCAAGCTCTACACTATAGCCGAGTCATTTATTGCTGGCTACAAGGCTGCATTGAGCAGAGCCTAATGCCGATAATCAAGGCACTGGCAAGGGGCGCTGGAGAAAATCACTCCGGCGTCCCTCTCTTTCGCTGTTCTTTCGTTGCTTATCAGTGGAAGATTAAGTATCAGGAACTTGCTTTAGTCTAGTTTTGATTTGAGCGTGAGGATGAGGCAAACCTAATCACTCTCTATGCATTTTTTATCGAGTGCTATCGTCAGATTTACAAGTCGGTCAAGGTAGTTCCAGAGACTTGTGCAGTGCACTTCACCTACAGTATCCTCAAACCAGCTTTTCGGTAGCAATCGAGCTCGGCGAGCCATTGGATCTATATTGGAATATGTAAACACACCATCGGGGAAATAGCCCATACAAGTTTTAGTCTCTTGGATAAGCCAGGCTATTTGAGGGTCATCTCTAACCCAATCAGGGCCTGCGTATAAAGAGCCTGCTAATCTATCTAGGAGCACTCTCGACTGGGTCAGTGAATTAGCTGCTGCTGAGTTGATTGTAATAAACTTATCTTTATTCGGTTCAAAAAAGGCATCCACTTCTTTTAATACCCTCTCTGCCTCCTGCGAGATATCTTTACTGTCTATAGATATATTATCTTCGATACCTTGCAAATCGTGGAAGAGTTGCTGAGTAACCTCCAACAATATAAATGCAACGGGTAGCAGAACTCTTTTAGCCCAAGACTGTTGCACTGACTGTTGATACTGCCTATCTCTTTCTAGAAGTGTGTCTATATTATTCATCAACTGAGAAGCTGGTTTATTGATGATAAACCAAGCAATTACAAAAGCAATTAACGTGCCGGATAGCCCAGCAATAAAGTTCTTAACGAAATCGGGCATCATATTTCCGAATTGAACGCCAATTACTATAAGCACAACCGCAACAATGCCAGTAACTATAACTGCAAAGAGAGCTTTTCGTATTTTCACAATACACATTTTAGCACGCTCGGTAATGAGGCGTATTGACAGGTCCCTCCAATTCCCATACGATATATTAATGTGGGAGAAAGGAGGATGGAATGAGTAAGAATAAACTGGCAGCAATCATCGTAGTTTGCACTATAGCTATCATCGCTTTTGCCATTTGCCTTCGTCCAATAACACCCTCCAAATATATATATGAAGACGGGGCAATACTTGTCGGAGCAGATGGTAAGCCAATTGAGCTAATAAATAACTCTAGTGCCACTAACCCTGCTTATGCCATGCTAGTAGCCTTCATCAACAAAGATCCCACAGATGAACATCACTATGTCACTGAACTTGATGTTTGTATTGGTACTGCTGAAGTTCCTTATAGTTGTAGCGACTTTGCTGAGGATGTGCATAATAACGCTGAAGCAGCAGGCATTAAAGCAGCTTGGGTGAGCATAGGCTTTGAGGGAGATGATAAAGGTCATGCCTTAAATGCTTTTGAGACTACGGATAGAGGGTTAGTATATATTGATTGCACGGGGCAAGGTTTGTTGAGGCTAGTATTACCTTATGACCTAGTCAAAACGGAACAGGGTGATAATCTTATGGAACCTGAACCTACTAGTTGGGATAAAGTAGCCTATGTTGAGATAGGCGAGGAATATGGGTTAATACCTCTTGACCAGGTGGAATCCCAATCATACAGCTTTTACGAAGAATATAAACGGGAATGGGAGAGGTATGAAAGGCTATTGAATGATTACAATGATGAAGTCGCTCGGTATAATCAAGAAATTGAAGGGAAGATTTATTACGAAGGCACTCCCGAGTTAGCAAGTATTGAAGCTTGGGAAGCAGCTCTTAGACAACAGGAGCAAGAACTAGATGAATTGAGGGGAGAATTGGGTGATTTTCGGTTTGAGCCATTGGGCATCGTTGAAGATATAAATATATATTGGGGGGATAGTCAATGAGAGAGCCATGCCTATAATTGATTTAAGGGGGAGTTGAAGTGAAGAGGTTGGTCATTGTAGCCACCCTTGCACTCTTTCTGGTAGGGTTAGTCCTACTCGGCTTAAGTGATACTGCTATTTCTATTCCTCATATCGGCGCTCCCAATAATGAGGCAACTAGCAGTATAAGCAAGGCAGACAATTCTTCGGCAACTGCCACGATAACGATTACGATGTATACTGTGGATGAGTAGGCCTGGAAAATAAGAAACTCGGAGGTGCATATGGATGTCTGGACGCATGTCCATTTTACAGCTTTGGGGTTGCAAATTGCTTCAACGATTGTTGGGGGAGGGTTAGTCTTGAAATGGGTGCGAATAAGAAATGAGCATCTGGAGATAGACCCCAAGAGACTAAAGTTAGTAAAGCGATTTTCTGTAGTATTACTGTGGGTGCTCGCAGTGGGATTTGTTTTGCAGCTCTGGTATGAAGCTCACATGCTGTTGTGAATAAGGCGGTTTGAGTTGACTGTCGGCGAAGGGCTAACACTGAGTGATATAATAAAGTCGATTGAGGTTTCGACGGTTAAATCATAGGGTAAGACAGCAAGACTGGTTTTCTTGCTGCAAAGGAGCTGACAATGGAAGAAATGGTCACAATTACCTGTAAGCGGGCTGAAGTAGTCAGGGCTAAAAGATTGAACCTTCTATGGACTGCAATACTTATCATTCTTTGCCTTCTTACTCTAATCCTTACTCTAGTGGGAACGGTAATTGCTGATACTTGGTTTGGTGTCTTGCTTACCTTGCTCTTGGGTGTTACTGCGTATCAGTTTATTAGCTCCTATAACTGGTGGAGGAAACAATTGGAGGGCAAGTAAATGCGCCGAGCTATCACAGCCAATAGCAATTCTTCAGCCAGTGCCACAATTACGATTACGATGACGGGAAAGTTGGGAGATCCTGGGGATATCTTGGTACGAATGTAATATTTTGTAGTAATTTAGGATTACACCCCACTAAAATATGTTGACTTTTGTTAACCGCTTTAGGGTAGTCAATAAATCTTAGTTATGGTCTCGCAAGTTCAGCAAAGATGAGATTCACTCTTCCTTATCCTCTTGAGGAATCATTGTCCTCTCACCCACACGGGCTATTAAGTCCTTTGTCTCCTCGTCTACCACTATAATCTTAATTTCCCGCTCATCTATGTTAACTTGCGTACCCTCAGAATAAATCTTATCCATCTTATTTAGTAAATCAATCGCCTTCATAGGGTCGTGAAGTTTCACCGTTGTATAGATTACCGGCTTAGAGCCATCTTTGTCATATTCAGTTCGAGAGTGTATTTCCTGAATAGCTGCGCCCTGTGGTGTTTCTTCGCCGATGTTTACCCATGAGCCGTCTTGCCCCAGCTCCATAAAGTCAGTTATTTTGGCACGGGCTATCTCACTAAGCTTTCGTTGTCGTTCTGAAACATTCATTATTGCTTCATCTTCTAACTTCTGCCTTAACTCCTGAATACGGGCTTTGATGTTATCTTTCGTTAACAATCTTGAAGCTATAAACCGGGCAGCTCTACGCTTGTAGCCAGCCTGAATAGCAGCCTCAGTAGCGTTTCCAAGCTCAAAGTATTTAACACAAAATGTCTCTTGTTTCTGTGTAAGTTTCCTGTTCACCTTGCCCCTCCATTATCCCTAGCCTTTCTTTTGTTCACCCACCGGCCTAAAGTCCGATAAGCAACATCATAGCCTTTAGCCTTTAATTCCTTTTGAATAGTAGGGAGTCCATACCCTTTAGCAATTAAGCCATCTAAGAGGCTCAAAAAGCGAGGGTCTTTCCTAAAAGTGGCACGATTGGACTCTGGCCTGGGTGTAATTATACTGGTAGTGTCATTTTCCATAGCTGAGTGGCACGATTGAGATTTCCTTTCCGACAAAAACTCTTGAGAGGCAATTAAAACACTGACAACATTTTCCCCGTCAATGCCTCTCTCGCGAAGGTATGGTATAAATTCCTCAGTCCTACCCAGGCAAACAGGCTTCCCCTCGCCGTCTTCAAGGTCTTCAATCCAGCACCAGCCATATTTGTCGCAGTAAACCAGCCCATACCAATCCTTCTTTTCCGCTTCCTTCTTTCTCCTTTCGGCTGCTTTGGCCTTCTTCTCTGCCTTGACAGCTTCTAATTCGGCCTTGACTTCATCTATAGGTTTAGGTTTAACTATTACTGGCATTATTCCGTCCTCTCTTGACCTTTACCTTTTCACCACAATAAGGCTAGTTCTCACGAATCTTAAGGTTCGTTGCTTGCCCTTCCAGTTCTTGAATTTTGTTTTTTAGGCGAAGTGTCTCTTCTAAGAACACCTCTCTATTCTCGTCTAACCGATGAAGGCGGTCTAGGGTTTTTAGGAGCGTTTTCTTCTCTGCGCCCATCTCGTTAGCGAGATTTGTAGTCTTTTCTAGTTTCTGCCTTGCTTTTGCTAGTTCCTGCTGAATGTCCATTGTGTTCCTCCTTTGTCTCTAAACTTTGTCAGGTTTGAGCCCTTTTAGTCGTACATGTCCGTACCCACGGGACACTTGAGTCTGTCGGAGAAGTAGCCACCATAGAATTGTTTATCTGATTCCCCTAGTGATACATGGCCATCAGAGCTTGGCACTACTTTTGTCGGATAAGCCCCCATAGGATGCAGGATAATATCTCCGCTCAGTGCTTTTAACTCAAGGGAGTTATGGTTGACCTGGTCTGCTGCTACTATAACTAGATTATGAGGGGAATCTTGGTCAACCTCGATGCGCCCTATGCAAGTAGAACCGTAATAAAATTTCGCCCTCGCTCCCTTAAAACTCACTCCATCATCATCTAGCCATACATCACCCCCACCAGCATACAGCTTCCCATCCGTCCCGATGTAAACCTGAACAGGTGTGCCAGCCTCATACGCATCTGCATCAGCAAAGGTTCTGAAGGCATTAATACCTTCGCCACCATAGAGTGCTATCCCGTAGGTGGCATCTATGACTACTCCGCTTTCCTCATACCAATTGCCGTCCTTGACTGTTTTTGAGAGAAGGGCATGACCCGCCGAAATATCAGTAGCCAGTAATAAGTCATAGGTTCCTACTACCACATTATCGAGAACCACCAGCCCATCAGCCGTCAGGGCAGCACTCTTAGCCCTCTGAAACACTGTGCCGTCAGGGATATCATCTAAGTCATCAAGATTCAGGTCAAATTTTTCAGTAGGATTATAGCCAGAGGAGTAGATGATATTTTCATCTAGCTTAATCTGCCCAGCGTCCAGATGTAGCGTCTTTACCCGAGCATAGACTTCGCCATCGGGAAGATTGTCGAGTGTATCCCCAATCTGAGACAGGTCAATCGTGTTGTCGGGGTCAATCCACACGAAGTCCACATTATCAGCTAAGATATGCTCGGCATTAAGGTCGCCTACTATGAGGCGATTGAAGTATTGGCCGGCATCGGTATAGGTTTCTAATTCCTTGAGCATCTTCTGATAGCGAAGTGAAGTCAGCCAGTTTCCAAAGCCGAAGGTCATTACCCACTTATCTTTCCCAAATCTGCGGTGAATATAGCCGAGATTCCCTGTTCGTGTATCACCCTGCCTCTGGTCAGTTACCTTTATATAATCAAAAACCTCACTCCCTACATTGATTCGGATTTCAGCCTGTCCTCTTGAGGCTCCCATTTCAGCCTTAGCAATCAATGCCTCACCAATGCTGGTAGCCTGGTCATTGCTTTCAAGACGAAGTTGAACGAACTCGGTTTTCTTTACTTTGGCAGGAAGGGAAGCATAGCCGTCAATTGTGGCCTCCCCTGAATATTGAGGATCATCATCTGGCTGACTTTCGACAACTATCCTGTTGGGGAATATAAGAGTCTCCTTGTATGCTTTACTGAAGAATTGATGTTGCCCCCTTTGGAGACTATATTCAGCATCAAAGTTGTCTCCACTTGTAACTGGCTTCAATATATGAATCTTGCCGTCATTCTCAAAGCGTGGCACATTTGCTGTAAAATCAAGCACTCTTCTCAATGCAGCTAGCCTTGAACTCTTAGTATAAATCCTAAAGCTATCTTTCGGTTGATATTTGTCTGCTAAATCATCGTAGCCATCATCCCATACAACCTCGAAGGCGTGGCAATGAGTGAAAGGAGCTAAGGTTGCCCCGGCAATCTCATTAACCAGCGTTTTGACTGTCTTGGTATCATCTGCATCTGGCTGGTAAGCCTCGCTGGCTTCATCCTCTGACATCAAATTAGGCATACCCTCAAGCTCAAGCGTGCAAGTTAGCTTGTTAGGGTCTGAGTCAAATTGCTGGTCTATGACAATGAGGGGGGCAGCCGTTGAATATTCCTCGCCAGCACTTGAAACTACCCCGTATGAAATAACTGCATCGTAGCCCTTTAGGTTCTTGTCATTAAGTTCCTTGTCTCTATTATTCAGGACAATTTTAGCCGTGTGTGAATACATCGCCTCATCGTGCTCAGAAGGAAGTATCCTCTTATTATCATAGGTATAGCTATCCTCCCCCTTTGTGAGCACTATCTTGTATAGGGGGTTTAGGGCTCCGTGCTGCTGAGCAGCTTTAAGCGTTGCTGTTAATTCCCTCATTTAGTTTCCTCCTGAATTAGTTTTACTGAGAAATCACATCTCATTCTGCACCGGTTCTCTCTTCTATTGGCAGGGTTCTCTCGCCTTCTGGAAGCTGCATATCGGGTTCATCTACATATCCCTTGCCAATGATAAAATGAACCACTGGTGGCTGTTCTGCTCTAAACGGAAACGTTACCTTGCCCTCAGTTCGGTCAAGTAATTCCTTATAATATGTCGGGTTCTCGCCAGCCAGCTCTAATGCCTTTCTAGCCAGCCATTCAGCCCAGGTTTTACCAGGAGCATAGGGACATTCCTCTCCTAATTGCTCCCGCAATATGCTGGTGATACAGAGTTCTTTTTGGGGACGCCCTCCGGGATTGCCTGATTCTCCCTTTTTGAATCGTCCCCTTTCTAAGTTCTTTAGACTGTTAGGATTCCTACCTCTTTCGTATTTCATATTTATCTCCTTTTCCCCTGTTATTTCCCTGTTTTACAGGGGAAGCCTGCTCTGTTTAACTAGTTAGCAGAACAGTCAACAAAAGTTAGCAGTATTGCTAACCATAAGTATGCAAATAATTATCATTTCCGCTCATTCCCATAGATTCTTTCTGCTAGTTCACCCTCTAGCCTTGATTCCTCAATTGCCCGGATAGGGCGATAACAATACTCTGTGTTTTGGGGAGACCACTCCCTACTTACATCTTCAAGGTTGGTATAATGTTTCTTAGTGATGATGAAATACGGGAAGCAGGTTTGTTGATTATCCCTAATAAGCCATTGATAACACTTAAACATTATTTATCCCTCCTGGTATTTGACCGTAACACCTAGTAATGCGAGGTATATCATTTTTACCCCTCTGGCGTAACAGCCCTTATCTCTCTTTTAGCTTTAAGCGTAACAGGGTAACAGGGTGTTACGTAACAGTTACGCAGCCGTAACGTAACACCAGGGGGATATATAATATCCCCTGTTACGGTTACGGTGTTACAGTATGCTATAAAGCCTTTAGCCCCCATAAATCTCCCACTTTGACTGTTATTTCCCTACCAGCCATGCGATTTAGAGTAGTCTTAACTGAACCCTCATTGGCTTCTAGGGCTTCGGCTATTTCCTTGACTGACTTAGCACCACTTTGGAGCAAGCCTTTGATTCTCAGTGAAAGAGATAATTCACCAGATAAACCGGTATTATTGAGGTCAGTCTTGGCTATTGCTATACTCTCATCTGCGAAGGTGAATCTATATCCCAATGGCAGATGCTTCTTAGATAGGTTCGCCTTCGTGTGCTTCACGCTGATAATAGCTTCATCCTCTCCTGTCTCCTGCTCTGCTTTGCACTCCCAAACTGAGCGAGCCAGATTCGTAAAGAACACCGAACCAAATATAGTCCGATTTCTTGTTAGCGGGTCCTTTGCGTTATGAGCTATGGTCAGACTTGTGATTCCAAGTTTGCGTATAGCTTCGTGGTATTTTATCGCTGGCTCAGGGTCATTGAGATTGCCCCGGGCAGCAGGCCCCAGGCTGTCAATTATCAATAGTTTAATGTCCTTGTCTGCTATGATTGACTGAAGGGTTTCCACTGATTCTGCTAATGGAGTGGTCATTCGCCTATAAAGAATAGGCATAGCAGCCTCAATGCCAAATCCCTTCTCGATAGCACTCCAACGCTTTCTGAAGTTCAGGGGATCGTCCTCATAGTCCAGGTATAGACAGATGGTAGATTCCTTTGGCGTAATGAGTCCGAGGTTGTTATCAGAATATGGTAGCTGGACAATATAGCCAATCGCCAGAGCAAATAGGCTTTTCAGGCTGCCATAATCGCCAAAAATAACAGTCGGGTGATTCAGATATAGGATAGGCTCTAGTAAGTAACTGGGTACCAGGTTATCATCTTTTGAAGCCCATATCTCCTGCACCGGCTCACCGCGCCGAGCAATTTGTATCGTCTTCCCTGTAACATAAGTTAAAACCTCAGTCCAGGGTATAGTATTGGCACCTTCATTCAATCTCTTAGTTAAGCTATTCATGGTAGGCGTAGCCAAGAGATTGACCCGCGTGGTGTGCAAAAGTTGCTCTACGCTGCCATCCTTCAGGTAAAAGCTCAATTCAGCATGGCCGTCATCACCATAGCGTTCTGCCAGAACTCTAAGCCCCAGGTTAGGCCAAGCATAATTAATAAAGCCCATTCCCTCAGTAATTGCTGGATTATTCACAGTATCACCCCCCTAACCACATTAGGCTGCTTAACCGGCCTCCCTGAGTATTGCTGAGGTATTAACTGGCACTTCGCTAAGGTAGCTTCGAGCTTGCTCACTCGGTTTGGTAATTCCTCAGCCTCTTTCTGGTAGGCATTGGGGCATCCCTGGCAAAGTGGTGGTAGATACCTCTTTCTGTGTCTGTCGTAAAAAGGCATAGAGGGGTCTGAGGGATATAGTCGTTCCATACATTCCCTACAGTCCATTACACCGCCTCCTCATCAGAATCGCGAATCTCTCCGGGAATGATTGTCCTCTTTCTGAGTTCCCTACAAGCCTGGCAGCGTTTAGGCTGGCTTAATCCCTTTGAGTAGTAGAAGGCTTGCTCGCCAGCACTGAAGATGAACGACTCACCACAATCGCAGCATCTCAGCGTTTTATCTTTGAACTCAATTTGGCCCATACTGTCGGTCCTCCTTTGACAATAGATTTATGGCTGATGGCCGTTGTCTGAAAGAAGTTTATCCACTGCTGCTGCACTAACAACCATGCGTTTAGGTCCCAGGAATATCACCCCTGGGATTTCCCTTTGCCGGCATAACCGATAAGCTAGGTTTCGGCTGATATCAAACAGCTTGCTAACTTCTTTCACCGAGTAAACCTGTTTCTTTGTTATTGGCATATTTACCTCCTTGTTTAGATTTCGGGCATGAAAAAAGGGCAAACTGCATCGACCTTGCAATTTGCCCTCAGTTGGGCTTGAAATTGTATTTAGTTACTTACATGTATTAACCCGGCACTTCGCTATTTCCTTGATGGGTTTCCTTACAACGAAACCTGCACCTAGGGCTAGGTACTTTCCTCTTGTAATTATGTTGAGGACTGCAATGAAGGGTGTTGGATCTGTTTTGCCTGTCCCTTTGCCGTCAGGCCGTCTTAGATTTAACAGTTCCTCTTTATTTGCCTTTCGCTTTGCTCTTTGCCGAGCTCTGCGTACGTCATGGCGTAGTTTTTTATTTGGAAGGTTCCTGGTTAAGCCAGCTTCTCTTTCCATATCTTTATCCTCCTTGTTCGCTTAACAAAAAAGGCGGTGAAGATAACCCTTTCGGATTTTTCCTCACCGCCTTCTGTTGCGTGCAGTTGAGCGGTAGAAATAGAAATTCCAAAACCTAAACCCAGCTAAGGGTAATCATTCTTAACCTTCTCATACAAGACAGGATATCCACACCCCTACCAGGTCTCAATCTAAACAGATTGGAATAAAGGTGTTTCGGGCCTGCCTCTCCCTAGCATTGTCGTGTGCCCTGGAGCACATGAGGCGCTTCGGTTTTGGAAAGTCCTATTCCTTATTCAGTTGTTAAATTACATACAAGCATATACTAATACACCCCAAAAAGAAAGTCAAGTTCGTTTTGTATCCTGCTGATACAAATTATTAAACTGCGTTTGGTTCATTCCCCCCCTATAATATATAGAGACATTACTAGCTATGAACTTTTTTACAATGTAAACAATACGTTTAAGTTCCGTTTATTTTTATCTGATAATTACGATGCAACTTAGCAATAGGTGTTGACAAGCCTCTGTTTTTATGTTAGTGTTTATCTATGGAAAGACGGACATTGTATTCATTCACGGCACGAGAGAATCTCCGGGAGAAACACGCAGAGTTGCTTCATGGCTTGAGAGAAATATATAGCGAGTTGGCCGAGGTAGAAAGGAGCCTCGGAATCGGTTCCCAAATGGTTAGAAATAGGGTTTGTAGTGAGTGTAATTACCAGGGTGCAAAAGCCCAAATATATATCGTAGACCAATTTCATTATCTCGATGGCAATCACTCTAACAACCTACACAGTAATAAGGCTATAATCTGCCCTCGTTGTCAGGCACATATATTGCTATCTGCCCTTGTCCCGGCAGATATGTGGCAGTTAAAACTTCGGGGTATGAATAACCAGGAAATTGCAGATAATTTTGGCATTTCGCGGGAAAGAGTAAGGCGACTCCTGAAGTCATACAAACCACCAAAAGAGGATATTGACATTGAGCTAACAATCAGAGACATGCAATCCCTAGAAAAACAACAAGGTAAAAAACGAGTTACAGACAAGCGAACCCTTAAAAAGAAACTTTTGAGAGAGCTTAAAAAGAAGCGCATGGTTTAAGGGGGAAGGCACAAAATGAGAGGAAGTATAAGGCGAAAAAGCAAGAATAGCTGGCAGATTCAAATCTATACCGGCATAGGATCAGACGGCAAACGCAGACGGCACTTTGAGACAGTAAGAGGACGCAAGGGTGATGCTCAAAGGAAACTGACCGAGCTCCTAACCTCACTCGATAAGGGCGTTTACACACCCCCGGGCAAGCTCACACTAGCACAGCACCTAAATAACTGGCTAGACGGCTATGTTAAGACTAATTGCTCTGAGAGGACGCTTGGCAACTACAGAAGCATAGTGAGCCACCATTTTATACCAGAGTTAGGCCACATTCTGCTAAGACAGCTTACACCCCAAGTAATACAATCCTATTATGGCAAGGCTTGTGAAAGCCTATCAGCCATGACAGTCCTTTACCACCATCGCATACTAAAGGAATCGCTAGAATATGCCACTAGGCAGGGCTATTTAGGACGCAATCCTGCTGGCCTCGTTGATCCCCCAAAACCACGCAAAAAGACCATGCGGACCCTAACCCCTGAAGAAGTCAAAACCCTATTAGGAGCTGCTTTGGGTAATCAATTCTATCCCGTGATTTATACGGCTGTATCTTCGGGATTAAGGGAGACTGAGTTATTAGGGCTTAGATGGCGGGATATTGACCTCGATTTACAATCAGAGAAGCCAAAACCCTCTATTTTGGTTTGCCAGATACTTTATTATAAAAGGCGTGATGAATTTGAGTTCAAAGAACCCAAGACGAGCCACAGCAAACGCCGTGTAAATATGACGGCTAAGCTGGCTGACTATCTGAGGGAATACAAAGGAACAAGGGAATCGCTATTCTTGCATTTAGGCCGATTGCTTAAACCTGATGACCTAGTATTTGCCGGAGTCGAAGGTATTCCTTTTAACCCAAGTGTATTACGCCACAACTTTACTAGGATAGTAAAACGAGCTGGCCTAAAGAATATGCGTTTCCACGATTTAAGGCACACATTTGCAAGCCTCATGTTACTAAGGGGAGCTAAACCAAAGGTTATCTCCGAGGCTCTAGGCCATGCTAGTGTAGCCTTTACATTGGATACCTATGGCCATATAATTGAGGGGATGCAGGAAGAGGCTATGACCCTGCTGGATGAAGTTTTACCGCCTGGTGAAAACTAGCTTTGGAAAATAAGGTAAAAATAAAATTAACGCCAATTTAACGCCAAAAATGACCAAAATCCCAGGCAAGCCTCAAGATTTAGCTTTAATGGAAGGCGATTTTACCCCAATGCCCTATAACTATCCATAAGAGGTTCAAGTATCGGAAATAGAAAACGATTGTTGTGTCACCCGAGCGGAAGGGTCAGGATGACAGAAGGGAGTGCTAAA